GATGGTGCTCCCGCCATAGTATATGGAACTAACCCTGAGAATGGCAAATTCTTTGTAGGAACTAAATCAGTATTCAACAAGAGAAGAATCAAGATAAACTATACTCACACAGATATTGAATCTAATCATGGACATATACCTAGAGTTGCTTCGATTCTACATATATGTCTAGACAGACTACCACAGAATGATGGTATCTATCAAGGCGACTTTATTGGTTATGGTGGTTCAGATACTCACACGCCCAATACTATTACATACAAATTTGATAATGTAATTGATGACATTATTGTTGCCACTCATACACAGTATATTGGTGCTACCATACAAGAGTTAGATGCTAAGTTTCATTATAGAGAATCTAAGAGTTATGGTGTTCACTTTATTGATACAGGTGCATCAATATCTAATAGACATTTTAGATTAAGTTTACTTATCACACTTGCCAAAACTGTAATACCATTTGTCAAGTTTCCAGACAGTAATGATATACCACAGTTGAAAGTAAGTATCAACAGTTATATACGCTCAGGTCAATCACTTGATGCAGACAAATTGGCGAGTGATACAGGATACTCTAAAAACTTATTTCACTTATACAATATGATAATTGAGATAAAAGAATTACTCATGGAAGGCATCACTACTACAGAGAATGTTCAATGTCTATTTGATAGTGTGCCTTATGAACATGAGGGTTATGTAATGTCTAACAAGTATGGTACATTCAAACTTGTAAAACGTCAACAGTTCAGTTACGCAAACTTCAACAACAGACAGTTCAGATAGTGGCACACAGGTGGTTGTATTCTGATCTGGTGCCTATACAATAATAATATAACAAACAAACAATTATGAAAAAAGTTTCACTCAACTTTATTGTGGATAACTTAACCGAGTTAGGTTGGGATTATTCATGTGGCAGAATGTCAAGATCAGGCATGGAAATTTATGATGGCATTATGCGCCACGTTGGTATCATAGAAGATACAGAGCATTGGAATGAAGATGTCTATATGGATATATCAGAGAGGTGGCATAATGACAATTAAAACTCTTAAAAACTTTGCTTCTATGAATCAATCATTTAAAGATTGGTTAACAACTTGCCCAGAGGAATACATCTGGCAAATAAATGAAGTAACAGAAAACTTAGAGGGAACATTTACTTTTAGAAGGATTGCAAAATGAAAGTATCACAATTAATTGAGTGGTTATCTCTACAAGATAAAGATGATGATGTAACCTTTTATTATCTCAAAAACGATACTCTAACTAATTGTCAGTTAGAAACCATTATTGAAACTGACATGGGCGTAGAGTTTACAATTCAAGATACAAGCGAACTACTAGAGGAGGCAGTGTAATGCACACATACATTTTCAGAGATTTCAATGATTTGAGAGATCCCGAAGGCGTACATGGTTGCCATTTCAGACCAACAAAAACTCATGTAAGTGAGAAGTACGGCAGACACTTCTTTATTGACATTGGTATGCACTTTGTAAGTGCTCCTAGTCTTGAGAAGGGCGGATATGATGAAACACAGTTAGACTATGTTGGTTCATGGACAGACCTAGAAGGCGTAGTATTACAGGATTTGTTCGACATTTATCAGAATATGGTATTTGAATATCATCAAGAAGAGATAGATGCAGAGAGAGCAAACTATTATGAACTAGAGGAGGCAGTTGAAAAGGGCGAGATAACCTATTTGTAAACTGGCACATGGGTAGTTGATATTTCATATCACTGCCCTATAATAATACTATAACAAACAAACATCATGGAAATCCCAGAAAACAAAAAACAATTCGAGATTACCGAAAAGTTTATCGGTTGGGGTTCTGCTTTTGTATGGGCAGAAACCGCAGAAGAAGCAATCCGCCTTTATGAGAAGGGCGAGTATGATGACTATGAAACTGATTTTGACAACTTTCAAGATTATGAATTTGTAGATATTGAAGAAGTAAACCCTGCCTTTTATACAAAATGAGTTACACTAATAACGAAACAGCACTTCTTACTTTGATTTCAAATATCAATAACCAATTTTATTACATTGGAGAAGAAGATGACAAAGTAGCACCTATTGATGTAAAGAAATTTACTGAACATTGTGTTGCCTTTATTGATTCTTTGGAGATAGAAAAATGAAGCAAACCGCTTATCTTATTACAGATATTACCTTTGACTTTACAGATAGTCAAGGCGAGATAGACAAACAAGAGCAAGAAGATATAGTATTCAATACTAAGGGCGTATGGTACGCCTTTGATGAAGAACATCTTATTGACAAAATATCAGATACTACTGGTTGGTGTATATCTGATATAGATTTCACTACTGACTTAATACACCCATTAACATCAATTAAATAAAATGCAAACAGTTCCCTATTATGACTTGCCCCAGAGTCCAATATTGATTATTGGATTCTTTGGTATTATGTTCACTCTAGTATTACTCTACTTTGTAAATAGAGCATACTTCAATAGTCCATTAAATGAGGACAAGAAAATTAAATGACCCTATCTAAAGAAACAATAGACAAATTAGCAGAGGCAATAACACCAGAGGTTATTGACTATATTAGCAATTCGCCTAAAACTAATACATTTTTGTATTCAATGATAAATGAGGCGTTATGCGAAAAACTAGGAAATAAAAATGAAGATGGTAGTTGCTCTTTTGATGGTAGTCAACTTGCCCCTGCTGTACTGGATAAAATGACACTATCATTAAATCCTACGTTTATGCCTTCTGACCCTGCCACTTTATAAACTGGCACACAGGTGGTTGAATCACCTCTATCACCACATTATAATAAGTACATAACAAACAAACAATCATGTCAACTAATTCAAGAATCGGACTAAGACTCGCTGATGGTTCAATCTTATCAGTATATCATCACTGGGACGGATACCCACAGTGGTTAGGCGTTACTCTTAATCAACAGTATCCTACAAGAGAAGATATTGCGGAACTTATTGATGGTGGTAACATGAGTTGTTGCTATACTCAATCAGGTTGGGAAATTGAAGATGAAGAGAAGTTAAAAGGATTACCATACAAACCTCTATACTACACAGAGAGAGGCGAGTCAATGGAAGAAAATGCTCCTAGACTTCACAAAACTACTTCACACTTTTTTGAGGACACTAACAAGTGTTGTGGAGAGTATGCTTACATTAAGGAACTAGACGGAACTCTAGAATGTTATGCTATATCATACTGGAATGAAGAGACTAGAGACTTCAATGACGTATTCACACCTATCAAACAAGAGATACCCGCTGACTATCCACAGGAGTTGATGGCATGATCTATCCAAACGACTTAAAGACAACACTATTCTCAGAAATAGCGGAAATCCTAGAGGAGGCGGACAATTCCGCCCCCTATGATATAGTTGATGCTATGATCGAATTAATGAATGAAGATCAGTTGAATCAACTTGCTGACATTATTACAAATATGTATCCTAAAGACTAATGAATGACCCGAATCTTACAGCGGCAGAGTGTGACGCTTTAATTCACTTGATATTGAAAACACCTAACAGACTAACTGATAAATTTAGTGATGACTTTCAAGTCAATTTTAGAACTATTAGAAAAAAGTTAGGACACTTAGCGGATATTCAAGATGGCATAGACCAGTATCAAGTCACACCTTATGGCACAGTTGACTAACTGGCACATGGGCGGTTGAAATTGTATTTCACTGCCCTATAATAATAGTATAACAAACACAGAGGTTTTATGAACTCAGGTCAATCATCTACTGAACTGAATGATATGTTAACACAGTTCACAGAATATGTCTATTCATTCTATGGTGCTCCTGATGCACTATATCCTATGGGTGCTACTAAAGTAGATATTATTAGTGCTACCTATGACTATCTAAACGCTATTACTACTCTCAATAATGAGAGATTCACTTGGGGCGATGGCGATTCTATTGATAGAGAGAGAGTCAGAGACTTCTTAGTCAGAAACTACGGATATTCCACAGATTTTGATGGTGGTAGTCTATGGGCACTAGATCAGGAGGCAGAGTAATGAACAGAGATTACATGGCAAATATGTTATTTAATATTAATGACGTTGTTGAAACTATACAAGGTCATTCAATTAATGATGACATTATTGAAGAATATGATGCAAGTCAATTTGAGAGTGAACCAAAAACATTAATGGATATTCCAAAAGATTGGGAAGGTTCAAGTATTTCGATTGGAGATTGCCTTTTAGATTTGCAGACTCATATTAATGAGTTATACAACTATTTTTCAGAGGAGGCAGAGTAATGGCATATTGTGATAGATGTGGAAATTTTGATGAATCACACAGAGAGTCTATGGATTATCCAAAAGACGGGCAACATTGTATTCAAGATTACCAACCTGATTTATATTATTACTGGGATTATCCTATTGAAGAGGATTACGATTGGCGAGATACTGTGCCTCATGCAGATTGCCTTTGCGAGATATGCTTTGATATACTCAATGAGGAAGGAAAAATCAAGTGGAAGTGTGCCAGTTGTTAAACTGTCACATAACCAGTTGAATTACGATTTCACGCTACTATAATAGTAGTATAACAAACACAGAGGTTTTTAAAATGACTCTAACAAGAGATTTCAGTTATGAACAACTTGTAACTATCAAGGCATTCTTTACTGATGCAGAATGGGAGACAATTAGTGCTTCTCTTGAGGATTATGAGTGTTACGCTAATGATGAAGCGGCGGAAGAAGATTTGATTGGTGGTATTCCAGTTATGGATAGAATTAACTCTATTGATGACAAGATTAATCACTTATACAGGAGGTTAGGTTAATGAACAAAAAAGATATGCAGAAATTGTGTGATGATGCCTTTGATGTATTAGAGGTATTAGAAGATACAGTATCACATATATGTGATGAAAAGAAACTTAGTGGACTCAAGGTTTATACTTTCATTAGA